ATTCACCACTTGTTGTTGCATCATAACGGTCAGGTAAAAAGCGTTCAAAGTTTTGGAAGAACCCACCAACAATACCGGTAGCTTTAGAATTCTTAGCTGTCATTTGAGCTAACTCGTCAGTAAGTTCTGCTGCTTCCAATTTAGTGGATACTGCAGTAACTTCTTTAGCACCAAGTTTTTTAATTTCAGAATCAGGAATATAGTTACGTAATCCAACTAATTGACCTCTGACATCTTTAAATTCTTTACCACCAAGTCCACCTTCACCGTCACGAGCTTTAGCTTCTAATGCTGCAACTTGACGTTCTTCTCTACGTGTGCGACGAGCATCTTCTTCTATTTTTAATTTGTCATTAGCAATTTTAGATTGCAATGCTGCAGGAGCTAACGAAATAATCTTTTTAGCATTTTCAGGGCTATAAGTTGTTGGGATACCTTTAGGTAAAGGAAGTCCTGAATCTTGATATGCTTGAAGTGCTGCATCCCAACCTACTTGGTCTTTAGCCATAGCTGCGGCATAGATAGAGTCAGATTTAACTTTATCATTTAATTCACGAGCTTTAATTGCATCACCTTGTGCGGTTTGCATCATACGACGAGACTCAGCCATAGCTTGAGTACGTTGATATGGGTCTTCAATTAATGAAGCCTGCATTGCCATCATCTTGCCTTGTTTAGCAAGTTTAGTAGCATTAGTTAGCATATCGTTCATTTGACCTGCAGTAGTCAATGAGCCATCATCATTATAAAGTTTGGCATCAGGAATCATTTGATTAGCCATTTTAGCTAATGGTGCAGGTTGTCCAGGTTGACCTGCTTGTTGAGGTAATGCAGTTGCTTGAGCTTGTTTTTCCGCTTCAATCTCTTTAGTCTGTTCATCCAACATAGCTTGTTGAATATCAAACTTTTGAGATGTCATTTGTCCTTGTCTATATGCAGACAATGGGTCAAAGGAAGACGCTAAGTTAAATAGTTCGGTTGCTTGTCCAGCCATGATATTTCCTTAAGCCGATGGGTTAGGTGATGGATTATTGTAGTTTGAATACAACGTAGCCAATGGATTAGAGATTTGTCCTAAACCACCTGCAATAGATTGCCATCCACCATATGTAGAACCTAGATTAGATGCTCCAATATTAGACATTGCAGTAGCTCCTGCTCCAGGTGATTGTGTAGCACCTGATAAAGCCATCAATGTTTTAATTTGGTCATTGTATGTTTGAGAAGCTAAATTTTGTCCAAACTGTTGACCTTGGATTAAAGCACCACCGGAAACTAAACGTCCTTGTGCTGCTTGTTGAGCTTGTAATCCTTGTAAACCTTGTGACAAGTTAAACTGATAACCTGGAGTTTTTGTAATAGTATTTGGGTCTGCCATTAATGCTTGTAGTTGAGAAGCAAATTGTGAACGATATGGGCTAAATGGGTCTGCTGCCGAAGGTTGTACTTGACGACCATTTTGTATTGCACCATAACCACCAGCCAATTTACCAAGTCCACCAATAATGTCGGAACCAGTTTTAGCGTATTTAATTAAGTTAGCAGTATTGGAAGCAACAGACGCACCAGATGCTGCATTACCTGCAATACCTGTCATTTGAGTGCCATAATCACTAGCAAGAGTTCCTGCAATATCTGCGGCAGTAGCACCACCTGTAGCCATACCAGCAACGTTAGATGCAGCAATAGAATCAATACCATATGATTGAGCCATGATTTGTGCAATTTGTTCTTCAGCAAGTCCTGAAGCTGCAAGTTCTGCTGCATCGGCTGCAATCATCTCAGTAAGTGATGCACCACCCGTAAGTGGGGCTGCTGCCATTGCCGCCAAAGTCGGCCACCCTACGGTGTTGTTAACAACTTTATCAACATCAGCTAAACCAGTTCCAATGTCACTAATGCCTTGACCAATAGTACTGCCAACATCACTAACGACATTACCAATGCTTGAGCCAACATCACTAATAGCATTGCTGACTGTATCAACAATATCACCAAAAAAACCGCCGCCACCACACATAATTATTCCTTTAAATGTTTTACTGTATTGAACCCAACAACTTGATAGCCTAATCGCTCATAAAATTGTTTTGTTCTATCAATATTAATTGCGGTTGTTTGGCTAATTGATAAATCATTTATACCAATATCTTTAGCCCAACCTTCTAGCTTCCTAATTAATTTTATGGCTGCAGAACATCCACGATATTCAGGCAAAACATAAAATCCTAAATCACTTACTTTTTGCTTTGTACTAAAAAAATACTCATGCTGTGCTGCCATGATAAAGCCAATTAGTTTGTCATCCTTTATTGCCCCAAAAGTAACAACTGATGGTGCATCGAATAACTTTTTAATTTTGTCTTTACTAGGAGAAGCATCTTTAAATTCTGCTTCTTCAACCATCTTAATGACAATATTAAAAAATTCATCATATTTATCTTGTTCTAACCTGACTATATTCACTATGTATTCTCCCCGATTTTACTTCAAAAATAGCCATTTATGACTCCCCTTGTTCAAAATCTATTTCTAAATATTGAAGTCTTAAGGGTACATTATCTGCGTGTAATAAGTCAAATGACCTTCTACGGGCTTGCCCTAACCTATTAGCCTGTGATTTTTGGGTATTAAGGTTAATATTTACCCAGCCTGAATAGGTCTGATAGTCGTCGTTTGTATAACGTAATAAACAATAAGAGTCTACTTTATCCCCTACGACTTGAGCACCGGAAAAGAATTTACGGTCATTATTGCCAAAGTCTATTATTGGGGTACGGCACAATACGGTAATAGGGTTACCGTAGTCATTATAGTAATTCTGATTAAGAATATAGGATTTACCGTTTGTTTGGTGTTGAAGAAGATTTTTATCTTCAAACTTGGTGTAATGGTTTAACTTAAAGTAGCCTTCTACGTTGTTTTCAGTAGAAGTCCAATATGTCCAACCTTTTTGAGCCATGTCATATACTAGGGTATACCCTGTGTCTTTTAAAGTTAGTACGTATAAAGAATGACCTGCGGTTTTAATACTAAACGCATACATTTGAGCAGGGTCTGCGTTATTGATAATTCTTTCAATATATTGATTAGAAATAATTTGGGGAGTTTGCCCCGCCAATGCCATTACTTGAAAGCCCTTTTGACGGTTTGTAGATACCCATAAAAGGGTGTTATCCATCTGTACCAAGGTATCTTGACCTGCTGCTCCAAATTGCAATACAGAGTTTTGATAGGGCAGGAATGGGCTACCTGGAGATGTACCTGCATCGTAAAAGAATTCAGTAGTTTCAGCACCCATAGCTACAATGTAATTAATGGTACGACCAATGGCTACTAGCTTATCTGCGTCAGATACTACCCCAATATAGTTGATTGCTTGCCAAGTGGTAGGGTCTTGTACGTTAGAGTTGTAAAGGAGTCCGTCGGGCGTTCCGACAACATAATAGCCATCAACGAAGACCGCACCTGAAACAGTAGTACCAGGATAAGAGGTAGTAAAGGTAAGAGTAGCAGTACCGTTGGCAGTGGCATTTTGACTTAATGTTAAGGTGGTTCCAGAAATATTTAATACATATGTTCCAGCTAGTATACCTGTACCTGATATGTTTTGCCCTACTTGAATGGCTGCATTTGAGGCTGAAAGCGTTACTGTAGGGCTACCTGATGCCGTAGTACCACTTTGTGTAGTAATCGTCCCTGAGAGGTCTAGAAGCGTTCCTGTAGCAATTGTATATACATAACCTTTATATTTATTCTTTAGGAATACTACGGTTTGGTCAATCGACGCAATAAAATCATATCCATCAGTTCCGTCTACGGTTCCTTTGGATACACCATTGTCATAAAAAGTAGTGCCTACAATGCTGAAAAAATGAGTACCAACGGCAAAAATACCTAAACCAGCACCTGCTGTAACGGATTGATATTGCACCATACCTGGACGCTTAACAATAGAAAGAGACTCACTCTTTTCAACTTCAATAATTGCATTACCGAGCTTTGAGTCTTTGTCTAGTGTCCCATTACGGGAGCCAATGTTATGCCCTAGAGGTACACGGGTTATTGGCATTAGTAGCCTGCTCTAAAACGGAACTCAGGAGAGAACATAGTAGATGCCTCCTCTTGGCTCCAATCAGTCATCTCTTCTTCTAGCTTGGCTGCACGTTGAGCTAGTTCTGCTCTCATTTGTGCAGAAGCACCATATTCCATAGAGACGTTATCAGCCAATCCAAACTTTAGGCAATTAAACCATTCGCTAGGAAACTGAGGTGTAGAAGTTGGGTTTGACACATCATCAATAGGCTTTTGAACTTGCAAGTGAATTGTGTAGCCAGTTGCTGCAGGTACGTTGTAAACATACAGTTCTCCATCAGTAATCTTTGGGTCGTAGTAAAACTGATTAGGTACGCCTTGGGATGTCTTAACACCTAATTGCATATACTGTTGACGAGCCATTTGTTGCAGTACGGTATCGTTACCTTGTGGGTTGCGGATAAATGCCATGACAACACGCAATGGTTTATCGGTTACTACATCAGAAGTAATGGTTGGGCCGATAGTGTAAATCTTTTGACCTATTACCATTGGCACTTGTACAGTATCTAATTTCCATAAAGGTAAACCCTTAGTCTGTAATTGCTTAATATAAATGTTAAGAGCCTCAGCACAGTTCTGATAATCTACCGGAGTAGGTTGGTCACCTGCACCAATTACGCCTAATGTACGTAATGCGGCACTAATAATGCCATCTCGATTAACTGTGTAGACTGCTGACATTTGTATTCCTTACGAAAGGTTCTCTAGCTTGTAAATAGTGCTTAAATATATAGCCTCAATTTCTTGTAGGATATTTTCTAGGGCTTGAACTTCCCCAGTAATTGCATCACAATTTTCTTGCATCCATTTTAAATCTTCATTGAGCCAATATAGAATAGGTCTTTCTAAATCGGCTTCAAGTTTCTTGACTTCAATAAGACCAAATTGACCTTGATATGCCTCAACCAAATTATCAATTGAATCAATAATGTTGTCATAAAATTTTTGCAATGCTTTATGTTCAGAATAAGATTTAGTAGCCCAATGAGCTATATGAGCTTCATTACGAGCAGCAAATACTTTTTCTACTAATTGCTCAATCATAGACCCACCAACGCTTTTACTTCATCTTCAGTTAACCCTAATGCGGCTAGTTTAGCTAGTGCAGAAGCTTTTGTATCAATGACTGCTTGTGCATCGGCTTCAGCTTGTGCTGTAACTGCGGATAAATCGTAAGCTACTTCATTGCCATCTGCATCGTAAGCAATATCGCCACGCAAAGTAATAACTTGGGGGTATAACTTTTGTAATGTGTTAAATATATTTAGACTCATCCTGCAATCTCCATAAGAGTTACATAACTACTACAGCTTGAATTTACCAGTATTGCTCCTGATATACCTCTTGCATAAATTGTGTAAGTTGTTGAAGAAGTTGTAGCTGGTGAATCTAAAAAAGCTATAGATTGTGCTATTTGAAGTCTTGAAGATGCTCCAAAAGCACCATTAAAACCATTTCCAGAATTACTGCCTGAATCTACAACATTAGTAGAATTTCTATAAATTGTCAAAATAGCTTGATTTGAATTTGCCTGCGAATCCATACTTGTATTTGCAAGTACTAAAATTTTGCTACTAGCACTTGAGGGAGTGATAGATGCTGTAATTCCAGTTGTTACAAAAGTAGAAGAACTGGTTGATGTTGTTGCCGTTACAACTGTGCCTTGTACTACCTGCAATACACTACCTGCTGGCAACCGAGCAGATGGCAAAGTTCCACTAGTTAAAGTAGAAGCCGAACCAGTAAACGCAGTAGTCTGCGTAGTGCTATCACTAAATGTAATTGATGGGCTTGAGCCGTTAATGATTGTAGTCATTATGTATTCTCCGCTGGTAATCTTGCTTGTAATGTTGCAATAGTAGTAGCTTGTGCATCTACTTTAGCGTTTAGTTCTTGGATAGCGGCAGTTAAAACTGGAACTAAATCTACATATCGCAATCCTAAAGTTTTTTCCTCATTTTCTTGAACATC